AGCAAAAATGGTGGTGGTGTTGGTGTTTACTTTGGGGATGTCCGTCCTGCTGGTGCTCCTATTAGTGGTGGCGGAAAATCGACTGGTATCGTCCCGTGGGCGCAGCAATACGATCTCGCCGCTCGTGTTGTCTCGCAAGGCGGGGTTCGTCGGGGATCCTTCGCTATCTATCTACCGATCGACCACCCTGATGTCCCGGAGCTGCTACGTGCTAAGGATCATAGTAAGGGGGATCCACGCAAGTTCGTTGACAGCAATGTTGCTCTCACTGTCACTGATGAATGGGTTGAGAGCATGATCGCCGGCGATGAGGCCAAGCAGGAAATCTTCGGAGAAGTCCTTAAGACTCGTCTTCTCTCTGGCTCTCCGTATCTGGTCTACATCGATAACGCAAATCGTCAGAACCCACAGTGCTACACTGACCGTGGGCTCTCAGTCAAGACATCCAACCTTTGCTCTGAGATCTTCCTGCACACTGATGAAAATCATACGTTCGTCTGCGTCCTTAGTAGCCTCAACCTTAGCCGCTATGACGAGTTTAGTTCTTGGAAATCTCCTGTTAGCGGACGTACAGTCCCCCAACTCGCGATTCATCTCCTCGATGCAGTCGTTTCAGAATTCATTCGTAAAGCGCAGCACCGAGTTGGACTTGGGCGAGCGGTTAAGTTTGCCGAAAAATCTCGGGCGTTAGGTCTCGGAACAATGGGTCTCCACACCCTTTACCAGAAACGTGGTCTTCCGTTCAAATCAGAAGGAGCTCGCCAACTAAATGTTGAGTGTCACGAATGGATTCGCTCAGAGTCAGAGACCGCATCAAGAGAGCTGGCAACGAAGTTTGGGGAGCCCGAGTGGTGCATCGGGTCTGGTCGGCGTCATACTCATCTTATTGCTATTGCTCCTACTCGGACTAATTCAGTTATCAGTGGAGCGTTTAGCCAGGGAATCGAGCCGATTGATTCAAACTACTTTGTCGCCAAGCAAGCTAAAGGCACTTTCGTAAGGAAAAACCCTGTCCTCGAAAAACTGTTCTGCGAGCGGGGGGTTTCCGACTCCCTCTGGGACGATATACTTAGTGCGAAGGGAAGCGTACAACACCTTCCCCCCGATATTCTCTCCGACGAAGAGAAGGAAATCTTCCTTACGGCTCGTGAGATCGATCAGTTTGAGCTGGTAAAACAAGCAGCAGATCGTCAGCCATTCGTCTGTCAAGGGCAATCCTTAAATCTGTTCGTGGATCCAGAGTGCAGCCCTGAGTACCTCTTCAAACTCCATCTATCTGCCTGGAAGATGGGTCTGAAGTCTCTCTACTACCTCAAGTCCAGTTCTCTTCTGACTAAGAAAGCACTGGAAGCAGTTCTGGTCACGCGGGATGGCTGCCCTTGGTGCGACAAGCTGAAAGACCGCCTCAAAGAAGATGGCGTGTCATACAAGGAGTTGACCAAGGAGCAAGCCAAAGTCTTTGGCGTTTGGACCGAGGACTTCCAGACTGTTCCTCAGCTGTGGATGAACGGCAAACATATCGGCGGTTACACCGACTACGTAAATCGAAACACCTATGCCCCAGCTCCTATCCAAGAGTGTGAAGCCTGCCACGCGTAATATGTCACGACGCCGCCTCAGGAAATATCCTCCCTTAAACAAGGAGCAACAAGAGTTGGTGGCAGAGCACCGATGGATTGCCGGTAGGTTGGCATACAGCGCCAAGTGCCTCACAGGAGGCCATACCGGCATGTTCACGAAAGAGGATCTGGAGTCCGTAGCATACTTCGCCCTTTGTGTTGCCGCCACACGCTACACACCAGAACGAGGCATCAAGTTCTCTACTTATGCCTGGAATACCGCTCGTGGTTACATCCAGCACGCCCTGAGGGATCACTCCCGAATGGTTCGCCTACCAAGGTGGATCAACGAGTATCGTTACAAGCTGCGCGAACTTCTCTCTGATGGGGTTGCTTACGAAGCAGCCCTTGAAGAGCTTGGAATCACAGAAGAAAGAGCGATTCTCTGTGAACTAAGCTGGGCAGAGATGCATGCCTCCTACGACCATAAGCCGGAAGGATGGAGGGAGCGAGAGTTTATCTATGAGACCGATGAGGCGAAGGTCATGCTCGGTTCCCCCGAAGTCATGACTGCCCTCCGGGAACTCCCGGACAAAGAAATGGATCTCCTCTTAGCTTATGTCGATGATCAACCTCTGGCCTCTGTGGAGCGCCGGAAAGCCGAGGAACTCCTCGAAACCCTACGATCTCTCGTCTATGACCGACGACCTATCATTCGAGAAACAACTCCGGCTTGAAAATCTCCGGAGGGGTTTGAAACAACTCAACCGGGACGAGCTAGAGGATATGTTAATGCAAACCACCGAAGCTCTTGTTAAACTGACAGACAAAGTTAATCATTTCTTCAAATCCAATGGCATCCTTTGACGCAAAGAAGTTCTTCGACTTCGCCCAATTCGCTGACACTAGCAATCCCAAGCATCGCGCAGCGTATGATGATCTCTACGCGGCTATTCAGAAGCTGGACCCCAGCCTTCTGACAGATGAGGCCAACTGGGTGAAGATCTATCGGTCCAAACCACCCACTCCAGGCGTCCTCGCCGTCCCTTATTTCTCTCAACGCGATAACTACCGAGATGCTAGCCGGACCTGCTTTAGTTCTTCTTGCGCAATGCTCACGGAGTTTCTCAAACCTGGGACGCTTCCTGGCGCCAAAGGCGATGATAAGTACGTGGAGCAAGTCTTCAAGCGTGGCGACAGCACCGACGCTTCAGTCCAAGTTCAAACCCTGAAACATTTTGGCATCACGGCATCCTTCAAGACCAACGGATCACTTGGAACTCTCGACGCTCTTCTGGGACAAGGTATTCCCGTACCTATTGGCATTCTTCATCACGGTCCTTCTTCTGCTCCTTCCGGTGGTGGTCATTGGATTATTGTGATTGGCAAGGAAGGAACCAACTACATCGTCAACGACCCTTGGGGTGAGATCGACAACGCATCCGGCACTTACATCTCTACTGACGGCAACCGCCGCAAGTACAGTGAGAACCTGATCAAGGCTCGCTGGACTGTGGAAGGTCCTGGTTCCGGTTGGTTCATCCAAGCTAATAAATAAGTTCAACGTCTAGCCCATGAAAACACTCAAAGATTGCATCCTGCACAATAAACAAAGCCTTCCTAAGGATCTGTGCGAGCGGCTCATTCAAGAGTACGAACCAAGTGGTTTGTGGCAAAGGTCTACCTCGACGGCTCAAGATTATAGGCCGAATGATCGAACTTCATATGGCATTGACATCTCGAGTAAGGAAGTAACTGCAGGAAACTACGATGTCCGGTATGGGCTAGACCAAGAAGTCTTTCACTATGTGGGCTTGGCTCTGCAGCAATACCGAGATAAGTTCCCCTTTGTGAACGTATCCACAGATACAGGCTTCACTATCCTCAGATACGAGAAGGGCCAGAAGTTCGTATGGCATGTGGATGAGGGACCCACCCTCCCCAGGCGGTGTTTGTCTGCCACGTTCCTGCTGAATGAGGATTTTACAGGGGGGAACTTTCTGATGTTCGACCAACATAAGATGAAAATCCCCCTCAAGACCGGGGACAGCATCATCTTCCCCTCGAACTTTCTATTCACACATACGGTGACCCCCGTAAGATCAGGGCGGCGATACTCGTTGATCGTGTGGTTTATGTGATTGAGAGGGTAAAACCATAAGCATGGTCAAGTTGGTGTCCGCGAGGCCCAGCCCGTTAAGTCGGTTGTGACCTTATGTGAAAGGAAGTATGCCGGGTGGCGAGGCTTTGCTTCGTCCGGCACCCTTTCTTGTGCGGCGATGACTCTCGTGCCGCACCTGATGATCTTGAGTCTCTACTATGGCTACTCCGCGCAAGCCACAAACTAGGCGAAAGCCAATGTCGATAATCAACGCGATGAAAATCAGTGTTGTGGTTTGGACCGCAGGGTTGCTGACTGCCTATTATGCCCAGCTTCTACCTAAGATGGACGCTACGTTCATCGCCGGTCTGCTGACAAGCACTCTAGGCTCCCTTGGGATCGACATCATGCGTAAAAACGATGATGACGACAAGATACCCCCTAAGACAACACCTATCACTCGTACACCAAAACCCTAACATGGAACTGAAGCAAGCCCTGGCTCAACTGATTGACGCTTACGCCGACGCGAAAGCTAGCAAGAACAGCATCCTTCTGAGCTACGCCACGCAGGAATTGCAGAATTTCATTCAGGCTATCGACCTGATTCAAGCTCCTCCTGCTCGTTCTGTCGATCAAGCCATCCTCCCCGCCGATACAGAAGAGTAATCATGCCCGTCTCCAAGGGTCCTGACTGCGTTGGGGATGAGATGCGCCGTTTCAAAGACGGTGAACTCCATTCCGGACAAAGCAAGAAACCTGTGAAAAACAAGAAGCAGGCTGTTGCCATCGCGCTCTCCGTATGCGGGAAGTCCAAGTACTCTGAAATGATTCAGGGACTGGGCTTCAATGAGCATGCAGCGCAAGCATTCGCTGAGATGTATGATTTCATCTCTGCAAAGGAAGCGGAAGAGAACGCTGGTGACGGACCCTTGGGTGACATCCAGTCCACACCTGGTAAGCAGAAAGGAGATTCGGGTCGTCAGAAACAAGCTCCGCAAGAGCTAGCAACTACGACCCCGACTCTTCCGAAGCAAGCCCCAGGTAATAACGACTACTCGGACGGACCCATGGTGAAAGCCAAGAAGGGAACGTGCCCCACTGGCACCCGAGCGGTTGGTGGAGGCCATTGCCGTAATACCAAGCCTGGTAAGAGGCAATACTTTGAAGTAGAGAAAGGCAAGAGCTGCCCTCCTGGGAGCAAATCAGCTGGAAGCGGTCGCTGTCGAGTTGATTTCGCTGAGTATCCAGGAAGCACTGGTGCTGAGAACGCAAAGAAAGCAATTGAAAACACCTCCTGCTCGAAGAAGAGGGAGAAAGACCCCAACGCACCGAAGAAGGAAGTAGCGACACCTACGAAACCGACACAACCCACCGAGCCTGAAAAGCCAAAAACACCCGAACAACAGATGCTTCGCGACACAGCGAAGAAAAGAGCCGAACAATGCGCTAAGCAGCAGGGGAATTGATGTACGGATCCTTCAACGAAGAAGCTAACGAAGTCTGGGATTTCGTCCGCTGTCAGCGACCCGATGGCAGCTACTACGGAACCGCTGGAAAGTGTCGCTCTGGAACTGAGGTGGCAGCGAAACTGGCCAAGGTTCCGAAAGAGAAGCTGAAGAAGCTCGTCAATCACCCCAAGCTGTCTCCTGACCAGCGTAAACAGGTGATGGAGGCCATCAAGAAACCTGCTGCTCCTACAGGTTGGCCGGAAGAAAAGAAACCCGAGGCAGTTAAAGAGCCTCCTAAGGCTAAGCCCAAGGCAGAGCCCAAGCCGAAAGCGAAAGCAGAGCCCAAGCCCAAGCCCAAGCCTGAACCTAAGCCGGAAGCGAAGGCAGAGCCGAAACCCAAAGCAGAGAAGAAAGAGTCGGTGGCTCAGCTCAAGAAGAATTACGCTGACTTGGTTAAGAAGCAGCAGGATCTTGTCAAAGAAGGGAAGATCGAGGAAGCCCTGAAACTGAGCAAGGATATCGGAGCGGCTCTTAGTAAGTACGAAGGCGCGAGCCCGAAAGCGAAAGCGGCAGCGGATAAGAAAGACAAAGCAGCGACTAAAGAAGCTAAGGCACAAGCCAAACCTAGCACCGCGAAGCCAAAGGCAGAGGAAAAAGTCCCTACCGAGGCTGACCTGAAAAAGCAAAACTCGAAAGCCCTGCAAGCTTTCCGTAAGTGGAAGGATGCCGAAGACGAGAAGAAACCAAAAGCCGAGGTGGACGCTCTCAAGAAGAAATTCCAACAAGAGCAGAAAAAGACCAACGAGATGAAGACGGCGGTTGAAAACGCCAAGAATAAAGGTGCTGGCCAGAGCATTCTCAATAAAGCTTCGGAGAACTTCGCTGAAAGGCAGGCGGAATACGACCGGAAAACGATAGCTGCGAACCTAACCTCAGCCCAGAAAGCTTCAATCTTCCGTTAC